TGATACGGCGACCACCGAGATCTACACAGAGTAGATCGTCGGCAGCGTCAGATGTGTATAAGAGACAGATCACATAGTCCTTGTTGTCTGTACCAAGCACCTTATTCATGTATTGGTTGAGATGCTTCTCAGCCCAGCGGATAGTCAGCTGACCACTAATAGTAATACCTTCAGCAATACGAATGTCATAGTATCTGAAGTACTCATTGGACATAGCACCATAAAGGCTGTTCATTAGAATCTTGATAGCCATCTGTTTGTTATCAAGAGTTGTTACTTCTCTTTCGAGCTCGTATGATGATCCTTCGTCTTGAATCTGCTGTTCAACTTTTAGCATCTGCTTCTTGTATCCTTTACGTTCATCGTAAAGGTCATTAACAAGCTGAGGAAATAGTCCTCTCTCCGTGACGTTAAAGAACTGACCAGTGCCAGCCATACAGTGCTCTGGTGCAATGTCTAGTTTGTTCTGATCAAGCAGATACTCTACAGACGATTCATAGCTACCGTTTGTGTTGTCACGTTTCAATAGATCGAACGTGTGCACCTTATCGACAATAGTCTCAGGTGACATATTGTACTGCATAATAATATGAGGATACAGACTATTTAAGTCAAATGACATTACCCAGTCGTGCATACCGACTTGAGGATCCTTAACGTGAGCACCTTCGATCTTACGTTCCTTGGTGTTGTCGCGTTTAGGTGGACAAATGATTCCTCGGTTACGTAGCTCGTTAAAGATCAGAGCATCCCATACACCTACAGATCCAAACGCATCAGCATAGTTTACCTTGCCTTTGTATGCAATAGTCATACACAGTGTTGCAAGACCCATCTTGTCTTCAAGACGATCTACGATCTCAACGTCCTTGATGTTATAGTCGATAAACTTTTGGAAGTCGTTTAGGTACAGAGCATTGAGCGATCCATACTCGCTATAGTCAATCTTACTATCACCGAGCACTACGTGAGCGATATGATCTAGCTTGTATGATTCTTGAGTACCGTAGCTATATGCAAACTTCTTAAACAGATCAAGGTAGTCAAGTTGCTCGAGACCGTTTATCTCAAATACCTCAACTTCATTCTGTCCAAGCTGTAATGTACGTTGTCTGATTGGATTACGCATGTCGTGTATCCAAGGAGACAGCTTGTTAGCATGACCATCACCAAGCACTTTGTTAATACGGTTAACTAGATACACCGTATCGAACATCCTACTGTTCCATCCAGTAACTACATCTGGATAATTAGATGCCCACTGATCCATAAATTTATGAAGTAGTTCAGCTTCATTAGCACACTTCGTGTACTGAACTGTTAAGTGGTTAACAATAGAGCTATCGTGATCCCAGTCACCCATACCCCAAACGTAGTACACGTTATCGATATTGTTCTTGATGGTGATTGCAGTGACAGGGTGGTTAGCTTCTTCTGGTCTAGGAAATCCTTGATCAGACTGAACCTCGATATCAATTGACGTTACATTAATGACGTCTCTATCGAATTCGATTACGTTTCGAAACACATCGCTAATAAACTGCTGAATGAAGTTAGTGTTGCCGTGTATCTCAAAGTTATCAACATCACGGTGACGTTTGAGAAAGTCACTAGCATCATGAATAGACTCAAAGTCCATCTCACCAAGATAAGAACCTCTCAGTGATTTGAACTGTGTTGGATCAGGACTTGCAACGTACAGAGTTGGCTTGTACTTTACCTTCTTCTGGATACGTTTACCACTGTTGTATCCACGAAAGTGAATGTAGTTACCAGATCTGGTTACACTAGTATAGAAAGGTTTACTCATGGATAGGAGTATACGCTAAAACTAATTAAGAGACAAGCACAGAATCAGGTGTAATAATTCCACCAAACATTTTCTTGTGTTGGTTAACAAGACTGTTATCTGGTTCTGCTACAAACACAACCATGTCTTTGTTGATCATCAAAGGATCTTTGGTGCTGAATGGACTGTACGGTACAAACTGTACACTGCTTTGCTGGGTGGGAACAACCACCACTGCATTTTGAAATTCGAAGGAGTGGTCTTTGTCTTCACAATCACAAAGTACATCTTCACCTGATAACATACGAACAATTTTAACAGCCATAATATATTCCTTGAAGAGGCCCCGAAGGGCCTCGGGTTACATAAGCAGGTTGATTGAATACACGTAAGTGAATCCCACTACTACAGTCAGCATGTAGATTCCGTATGTATTTAACCTGCGCCAGACTCGCGGTTTCATTTCTCCTCCGTTAGTAACTCTGTTCCGATTGGAATTAAACGGGGACGCTTTTCTTCTGGGACTTCTACTCTTAGGTCAATAACGAGTAGGCCGTCAATGAAGTCAGCTCCATCAACGACAACATGCTCAGATAGTCTAAAGGTGCGGGTAAACTTCTTAGCAGAAATTCCGCGGTGGAGATACTCACGTTCAACCTCTCCATCACCCTTTCCACCAGCTACGACCAGTATCCCGTCTTTTACCTCTACGGTCAACTGCTCTTTGTTATACCCAGCTAGGGCAAGCTCGATTGAAAAGTGTGTTTCATCTTTCTTGACGACATTGTGCGGAGGATACAGCTTGTTGTCTGCCATCTCTGACAGTCGCTCTATCTCAGACCATACGTGGTCAAATCCGATGAAGTGTGAACGTGGAAACGAAAATGCTTTAGTTGCTACCATTGTGGTGCCTCCTTAGTTAAAAGCAAGGTTGTTGTCTACTGACCGGACCATCCGCATCAGCATTATTATTTATACAGGAAATAGCCATCCATGGCAACATTTATCTAACAAATTTCATTTTTTAGGATTGTTTGTAGTAAAGATACAACTTGAGAAAGTACTGAAACTTTATTGGTTGGTGTGCAGGATCTGGACACTGAGGAAACATTTCAAGGAGACCCTTTACGATCTCCTCTTTAGTCATTGCTGCCATTGTTGTTGCAACAGGCTAGCTTCTTCAATGGTCGAGCAAAGTTGAGAACGACTGATGGTACCATCAATCTTTTCCACAACCACATATTTCATAACAGTATCGGTCGTTTCACTTAACCATTCGTTGATAATTACTTCTTTCGACCGATTGTGTACTTCGCTTCCAGTGTCCATTCGTCTTTGTCCTTGTGAGGGATAATTTTGATTTGCGACATTGGAGCTATTGGATCAGCAGACTTATCAGGATCTACTAATTTTATAAGGCCCCAGTCACTCAGCAAGTTTGCAATAGTATTTCGTCTGGATATATCACCTGTATCGAAATTGGCGGGCTTACCATCTAGTGCAAACAATTCTTTAAAATGTACAATATAGTACCTGCCCTGCTTATGCAGAACATGACATGATTGATACAGTGTTTTATCTTTGCGAGATGCAATACCGATACGTGTAAGAGTCTCACGTACCTTTAGAAAGTCATCTTGTTCATTTAGAGTTACTTCAACCATCTGATCTACTGATACCGTCATTCAATCCACCCTTACGCTGACGCTCTATTATTTGAGTTATTTGGTCTTTGGTAAGTAGGCTTACAACCTGACGTGCTTTGTCCTGGCTGTATCCATAATAATCCATGACAGCTTCGACATCTTCATCAGGTTGCGCTTTAAACCACTTGCTAAAACGCTTTTTCTTTCTTACGATATTTATAAGAAAGTCAAATTGCATCTTATTTTCTAAGTGGTGGTGACGGTTCATCTCATTAGCAAGATAGACTGTGTCTATAAAGAACGACAGTCCTCTGTTAACAAGATAGGGTGGATACAGCTTCTCGGCTAGCTCTGGGTTCTCGCTATCTTCGATTACATTTTGTTTTGTATCGTTGATAGCATTTAAGTAGTCAAAAGGATTCATACCCAATCAACTTCCATCATTAGCTCAGTCATACAAGCTACGTTATTAATCTCGTGATCAGCTACAAACGCAGCCTTGTATTGATAGTCAGCAAGCGTGACTACTAACTGAGGAATGCTTTGAGGTTTGACATACTGCGAGGCGTTGTCATACAGCTGCCTATACAGTTGAGCGGTATCAATATCCTTATGATCTGCAATCCACTTACGCATATCTACAAACTTCTTATTCTTTAGGATACTAACCAGGTCTTGTATGTTACTGCTATGGTTAGCAAGAATACCACTGTCGATACTACCGGTAACACTGTACCTTTGAAGTTCGTTGATTACACGCCTAAAATCCGGGAAGTATAAGGTGATAAGCTCAGCTAGGGTCTTCTGATCGTATTTGACGTTTTCTTCGCTTAGAATCGCTTTGACACGCTTAAACAGCTGGCTAGCCATAGAGGCTTTGTCTTTACCATTTATCTTGAACTCGATCACACTACAACGAGAGTGCAGAGGATCAATAATACGGTTCTTGAAGTTACAGGTAAGAATGAACCCACAGTTACTACTAAACTCCTCCATGAAGTTTCGTAGAGCTGGTTGAGTAGACTGTGGGTTCAAGTAGTCAGCCTCATCAAGTATTACATACTTTCGGCTGCCAGTGAATGAGATAGTAGACGCAAAGTCCTTTATCTCAGTACGCAGTGTGTCAATATTACCATTCATAGACCCATTGATTACAATATAATCAACATTGAGTTGCTCACACATTGCTCTAGCAACTGTAGTCTTACCAACACCAGGACCACCTGTCAGTAGTAAGTTGGGTACATTATCCTGATCTACAAACTGTTGAAACGTCTGCTTGAGATCATCAGGTAGTATTGTATCACTAATAGTTTTAGGTCGATACTTCTCGACCCATAGAAAATCTTTTGACATCACAATAACTCATAATATAAAAAAGTAATTAGCTTTTCAGACTGTATAGTGCGACACCACATGCACCAACGGTCAGCAGCAAAAACCACAATGCTAGCGCTCCCATAGCTTCCTCCTATCCTTGTCCTCTGTACTTCTTGAAGCCTCGTTTACGAGACTTGTTCATAGAACTCGTCTTTATCTTACCTCTACCAATACTGGTACGCTTGCAATTACCGTCCCTGTTTAAGCTACCAAATTGAAGAGAAGATCCAACCTTCTTAGCCAACTCTATTGTCCTCCAAAGTATGATGAACCTTCCATAGCAATCCAGTATGTCAAAGATCCATCTGTTAATGTAAACTGTGCCAACCTCTGTGTAGAGATGGTCACGTTATATGTTCCAGCAATCAGTTTGAGGTTCTCTACCTTGAACACAACCTTGAACTGCTCGCTTGTCTTACCAACCTCATAAGAAAACTGATGAGCAGTTGTGTTCTTAGTATTGGTTGCAAGCACCTTAATTGTTTCACCATCACCCTGAATGATAAGCTCAGGCAGACCCATTACAGATGCTGCTTGTAGTAAGTGCTTCAATACTTTATCACCAAGATCAAACTTAATTGGTTGGTCTGGTAGCGTTACTGCTTTGTCAGGTGGTATGGTAACCATCGACTTATCAGCATAGAAGTACTGACTACTTGCTTTGTTATCATCGCTAATAGAAACGTAGTACGTATCAAAGTCAAAGTCTGGCTCATCAAACAAACTAACTACACCAAGAAACTCACTGAGATCGTATATAGCGAACTCTCGTGGAAACTCTTCTTGGACAGCAGCTTGAGCAAGCACCGTCTTATTCTGAGACACGGTTCGAACTATGTTACCCTTGGACACACACAACGTTGGGTTGATGGTAGAGAAGTTCTTTAGTACTTGGAAAGTACGTTGTGTAAGTTTCATCGCTTGACCTTCTTAACCTTATTAACATCAGCAGTAGCCGATGCACCTATCTGAGCGAGGTGTACCAGTGAGCCACCGAAGAAGTAGGAACCCATATGATTTGTCTTCATCCAAGGACACAGCCAAACTTTGATACCAGCCTTACGAGCCCACTGACAAAACATATAGTCCTCAGAAAGGTATCGCTTACTCTCTTCGTCAATCACAGTATCGAAGTAAGCGGTGATCTCACGTGACCCATCAAAGTCTTTGGTACGCACATGGTCTGGTAGATACTTCTGTTGTGGGTATGCTTCGTCAAACTTTTCAAACGCTCGCTTTTGGACCATCATAAAACCAGTACCACCTTCTAGTACTTCAACTGGCTCGTTGAGTTGGAATGTGCCAGATCCAGCAGCTGGGTTAAACACGAAGTCTCCAACAAAGTTGTCCAGTTCGTTTGGATTGTCGTCAGCATATCCTCGATCGACAGCGTCCTTGATCTTCTCCCAAGCAATTGTCTTCTTAGGATAAGGAGCACATAAAATATCGTATTCGCTTTCTT